TTTAGCAACGGAGTGCCAATCTCTTGCAACAGCTTGTATACTGTTGAATCTTTATCATCACAAATTTGTACTCTAGCTGTTCCATCAGCATGAACTACAGCTGGATATAATCTTTCAAATTCTAGTGAAACTTTTGTGGCATAAGACATCTTAGTCAAATCATCATGGCTATATGACTCTACCCACATTAAATGATCTTCTAGCATTATTGGTGCAAAAGGTCTATACCATTCTCTATGTTTAATTTCTTTGTTTAATCTTTCCACAACATCTTTATTGCTTGGATCACATATAATTGATCTTCTACCTAATGCTCTTGGACCAAGCTCACTCTGTCCTTCTAATATTCCTAAGATTGCTCCATTCTTTATCATTTTAGCAAGAGTCTTTATTGATGTCTTTCTTTTCTTTTTGATTGGTTTATTTTGTATTAATGGTGTTCCACTAAATTTATAATCTTGTTCTGGAATTTCTAATCCAATAAGATGCATATACCAAAATAAACCACCTAATGATAATCCACCGTCTGTTGGATTTGGTGGTACAAAAGTATTAAGTTTAAATTTATTTTTTATGTTCTCATTGTTAGTGATGTTAAGAGCAACACCACCAGTAAGTATTACGTTGTCGTCATGTAAACCAATATTATATTGTCTGTCTGTTATTACTGCTTCAAATTTTTCTTGTAGTACTTGTTGATTTGCTTTAGCTAATTTTAAACCAAGTCTTTGATCATTAAAATATTTAAAAGAACCTTTACCTTTTGTTCTTTTGACATTCATATGATTAACATTACCGGGATTATTTGGAGTATAATTTAATCCATTTATCATTCCTAACTCTTTCCATGCCCCTCCAGATCTTGAGTATATAGCTCGTAGTGCCATTGTTAACTCTTGTGGTACTTTACCGTCCCACTGTCCTGCTAATGCCATAGCTTTACCAGCTACATCATAAAACCATTTTGTTGATTTGCCTACTTGTGGAAGTACAGCTCCGACTAAACCATATAAGGTTCCAAAATCAAATCTATCTATTTGTTCGTCTGGTGTAGGTCCTGTTTTCTTATCGCAATGGTAAATGTTAAAGTATCCATCATTACCACCACCGTCAGAAGATACTAACCATGCTTTATCAAAAGGTGATTGCCAAAAAGCGCTGTGTGCATGACACATATGATGTCCTGGACCAAATATCATCCTTTTTGAATTAATAATATTTTCTAATTTTTTAAATTCTAATACACCATTTCTTCTTTGATGATATGATCCATTAATCCACATATCAAAATCATTCTCGACACCAGCTAATTCCATAGCTTGTTCAAGTAATTCATATTGTTCTACAGTGGACATAGATTGAAGAGTGAAGTACTTTTCACCTGTTAACTTATCTAATTCTATAACGGTAATTTTACCATTATCATAGAATGATATACTAGACTCATGTCCTGCATATGTACTGATTAATCTCATTTAAACTCGTCAAACATACTTTTTAAATCTTTTGCAGTAGATGGTGAGTTCCTATCAAACAATGGTGTGTCATCTACTAACTCTTTTTGTGCTGCCTGTTCTACATCAAACAATCTCATCTTACTCTTATCAACACCTACTACAAACCTCCTATGGAAACTTGGATCAGCATATCTGTTCTTTAATTGTTTGACCATGTATTGGTTGAGTTGTTCGAGTTCTTCTGTTTGCGAGATCGCCAACATGAAATCAGCTGTCGCTGGAAGACCGAAACTTTCCGACGTATCTTCCAAACCAATATCAGAAGACGAGAACCCAGCCCTGTTTGTTTGTGTTGCAGAGATGATTGGGACGTTGAATTCCACAGCCAGTCCTCGTAGTTCTTCTGCAATCGCTTTGACAATGGCATACGATCCGGCATTTACTCCTCCCCTTATTCTAAATGATGCACATATATTGAGATAATCAATATAGATAACATCAGGTTTAAAATTCTTTTTAGTTCTTAATTCCTGTAATAGATGTCTAAAATGATTAGCATTTGCACTTGCAGTTGGATATTCTTTAACAACTAACTTACCTGTACATCTATCTTTTAATCTGTTCATTTTCTTTTCATAACCAGTCTTTGGTATGATATTAAGTTCTTCCATACTTACATCTAATAGGTTAGCATCTATTCTTTCTGCTATCCTTTCTTCTGCCATCTCCATTGTAATGTATAGAACATTCTTTCCTTCTACAATATTAGATGCTGCCATATGACACATGAACAAAGATTTACCTACACCTGTTCCTGCCATAATAATGTTTAGTGTT